GTTAAGGCTCTGACCCCAGCTTTTTGAATGACTTCATCTGTGGCATCATCCACTAGATATCTGGCTGCTTTCCTACCGAAGCCACAAGCTCGAAGTATGTCCATTTTCATTCTCTTATTATGACTTTTCATTTATCCCCTCCCAATAATTTTCATTTCTTCGTCTCTAACCTATACCAAAACGATATTTTCTTCCATTTTTCTCCCATGGCAGCAATATTTTTCGTTCTTATATCACCTTTCCTAATCTCCTCGCTGACTATTCTAACATCATCAATAGAAATTCCACCATGTATTATCGCTTCTGCAATAGTCTCTAATAATTTCATGGTGTCATCTTTCCCACCATAAACAATATTTCCCGAAATATCTTTTAATTCCATTCCCCTTTTACCCCCTATCTTTAATTTAATAAATAAAATATAATTGCATTGCCTGTCCTGGCAGTTGGTCTG